CTATCCAGCTCAAAGGCTATCCAGCTCAAAGGCTATCCAGCTCAAAGGCTATCCAGCTCAAAGGCTATCCAGCTCAAAGGCTATCCAGCTCAAAGGCTATCCAGCTCAAAGGCTATCCAGCTCAAAGACTTGAAAAAAATACCACTATAGAATTCAATCACTTATAAAACATCAATTTTTGTAAGGTTTTACAATGTAGTAAAATCAACACCGTGAAGGCATACCCCATGCAGCCCGCGTATAATCACACGCGCAGCCTATACCCCTCGCAGCAGTGATTATACGTGGCTTGCAGACCTTCACCCCTCTACGAGCAATGCTCGGAAAAACCTTACAAAAATTCAGGAAAATGTGAGTTTTCGCTACGGTCTAGCCATTGATTTTGAATGTGAAGTATCGGTCTGCAATTTTATTTTGATTTTAAAGTTTCAAAACGTGACAAAAACGACTCAGCGATTGAAACGAAAAAACGCAACACCAGTAAATGCATCAGGGTAAACCTCAGGACAAACCTCAGGACAAACCTCAGGACAAACCTCAGGACAAACCTCAGGGTAAATGCATCAAGGTAAACCTCAGGGTAAGCTTAAACGCTAACACCAGCAAATGCAGCACCAAGACAGCATACCCTGCTCAAAGCCAGTAAAATCAGCACCGCTAAGGTATAGTAGCTGAAAGTGTGATTCCATAAGGCTTGCAGCGACACCATGCTCTACGAGCGATGTGCTGAAAAACCTTATATGATTTATTGATTAATGTGAAGTATCGCTGAGGATTGCAGACCGATTTTGAATGTGAAGTATCGGTCTGCAATTTTATTTTGATTTTATTGGTCTAATGTGTCTAGTTTTCTATTGATATAATAATCAATCAATAATAGCGTGATAGACGATTTGATGAATAAGTCTTCGCGTGTATCAAATAGCCAGTAATGCACTGCGGCAATCACAAATAATTCAACAAACACAAAAAATAAAATTACCAAATCTTCAAAAATTTTCTGCATAAAATCAGACATTCTTTTTCCCCATCATAATCCGATATAACTTGGCGCAATCAGCCGCAACACCAATACCTCTTTCAAACAATACTTCCTCAAACTCATCATCTTTAAAGTCAATAAGTTTTGGGTCGATAATTGCTCTTACTGGTAATGCAAGCATATTGATTACTGTTCCAAGGAGCATTGCGGTATAAATGGTCAATATGGCAAAAAAGTTTTTAATAATATTCATTAGTTTAATCCAAATCTGTTACGCCAATATAGGCTAATTTTTCACGATAACCCAAATCCTCCATTGCATATTTATGCAGTTTAGGGTGAGTTTTAGCAAGCTTTTGAAATCTATTTTGTTCACCATCACCATGCTCATATTGAACGCCAAGTGGGCAAAAAACGCATCCTGTTCTTTTATATCCCATATCGTATATTGCACTATATGGAACATTAAATTCATTAATATATTCCCACACATCTGCTTCAGTCCAAAAGGACATAGGTGCGCTACGAGGGTTATTTTGTTCATAGGCATTACATCCCGTTTTTAAATAACTAGCTTGCCTTAATGATGACTCTTCTGTCATAGTGCCAACAAACTTTACTCTCCCAGTTTCTTTTTCATATTTTTTAGATGGATTTTTTTTATATATATCACAGCATTTAGCTGATATTTTAAATGGTGCGTCTGCAAGATATTGCCATTTTGTTGGGCATTTACCATGACCTTTTTCATTACCATGTAATCTGATATTTTTTAATTTTTCTGATTTAGTGGTCTGAAGTTCGGAAACCTTTTGCGATACTTCTTTGCTTACAAGAGGAAAGCCATATTTTTCTAATGCGGCTTTAAAATTCATTGCTGGTTTTAGCCATGTGACGTTATCTATTGTTTTCACAAAAGTACGGTTTTCTGGAAACTCTAATCCTGTATCACAAAATACTGCGGGAACTTCAGGGTAGATGCTTCTTACAATATGCAAAAGGACTGTTGAATCTTTTCCTCCGCTAAAGGCTACATAAACCATACCTTCATGATAATCATACCATTCTGTAATTCTATCTTTAGTTAAGGCAAGTTTTGCCTTCATTGGATATGCCATTCGTTGTTTTAACAAATCACCATTACTTGCTGATGCGCATTTAACTTTATCTTGATTAACTGGTATTTGTTTCATTAGTATTCCTTTTTTCAAATGGATATTGGGACATATTTCCCAACAGGTAATTTCTCATGGAGTTCAACCGAATCTTTACATACTTTCCCATCGGGAGCAGTGACAACATATTCAGTGCTATAACCGCCAAACCACCCATAAGATGATTTCACACTACTCAATATTTCAACTGAGTATCCTTCAGGTAAATTAGAATTGTCTAGTAAACAATCCGATATTTCATCCATAATTTCGCTATTTCTTTTCAATATATTGTCATTCATCATCAGCACCAATTATCATTTTTAAGCCAAAAGGCTTCATCACTAAATTTGGCACACTTGTATCATGCCCATATTTATCAATATGTGCCACAATCGACCAGTATTGCTCATAAGGGATATGCTTGTTTCTGAATGTCATTTCAATTTCACCATGCGAACTACCAATAAACATTTCAATGTTTAAACCTGATGATTCAGTTTCACTTTCATCAGCGTGATGAAATGTGGCTGGCACATGATGTGTAAACTCTGTCCAGCCGCAAATGACTTGAGCAAAACATTGCCCATTTGCGTCAACAATTTCAAATTCTTTTTCAAAACTTTTTTCTGTGACATTTGGTTTTAATCTCATTTTATTCCCCTTTTGCTTTCAGCATTGCGTCTGCTATTAAATAAGACTTTTTAGCTGTAATATCTAAATCGGCAAAATGTATATTATCTGCTACACAAAATCCTTGCATTGCTTTAGCCGCAAAATAATCACGCAAATCCATTGCACCTGCTAAATCGTTATAAACTTCCTCAATTCTACCTGCTATATTTTCAACCATTCTTTGGTCAAAAAATCCGACTGTAAAATCATTGGCAATTAAGTTTGCCGCTTTCATTGCTTTTTCTCTGCTCATTGCGTTTATGTTACTCATTTTATTCCCCTTTTGATTTGTCTTGAACATAAAAATACGAATGACGCATATTTTTTGCATCACTAATAATATTGCCAATACCTTTCTTATTAACATTGTAAAGAAATGCTTCACTGCTTGAAACGCTATTTGCAACCCAATATTCACCGTCATTAATTGGGTTGTCATAACATTCCAATATTTCCCGCATTTCGGTTAAAGTTGGCAAACGCAAATTAGATTGTTTTGCCAATGAGCAATATTTAGCTTTATCCCAATCAGCATGATAGCGATGTGCTGTAATTTTAAAAGAAAGCAAATCAGTTGATTTCGGATCAATATCTGCTTCAGCAATTGCTATTTGAATATCAGAAAGCGTTTCTTGCTCACTTGGAGTCAAGAGTAATTTTTTAGCCATGATTTCTCCTCTGTTGTAATAAAAGTTTTAAAAATATTATCAAATAATTATTAAAATAGCAAACGATTTATTAATTTTGTGAAAAATAGTACACTATAGCTTTTAATCAAAAGGGCATAAATGCTATGGGGCAGCACAATACACGGACTTTAATCGATATATCCGAATACCTCTGCGGAAGGGATGAAAATAACGTTTTACGCATCCCTGAATCCGCAATGAGTCGTTACATGACTAACATGGGTATTGATTACAAAACAGTCGAATGGGAAGAACTACGCCACAAATTCTTCACCTATTTGCGCAAAAGCAATAAATCCAATTCCGAACCCATCGATGATGAAGGCTTATCGCTATCAGATAAACTCACCGTAGAAAAAACAAAGCTTGCAGCATCTCAGGCAAAAGAGAGTGAACTGCGAGTCATGATAAAAGCAGGTCAGCTTGTCCCGATAACAGCTTTAGAGCTTACACTTGGAAAGATAGGCTCAAGTGCCGCATCGCATTTGGCATCAATCCCACTAAATTTAAAACGCAGAATACCCCACCTGACTATCACCGATATTGAACTTATCACAAAGGAATTAGTTACGGTGCAGAACGCCATATCAGATATTCGTGTGAGTGAGGATGACATTAAAGAAGCAATAGAATTGGATAAGCTATGAAATCAATAACAGATAAAATCAATAACGCAATTCAGCGTGGACTCTTATCAATTAGAAAAGAACCCCCACAGTCTGTCAGTCGTTGGTCAAATAACAACTTTTTCCTATCAGCAGAAAGTTCTTATATCAGTGGGCGATGGGAATCTTACCCGTATCAAGCACCCATACTCGATATGATAGGGAATGATGGCATTAGGGAAATTGATATATTGAAGTCTGCGCGTATCGGCTATTCCAAAATGCTCTTAGCGTGTATCGGCTATTTTCAGGAACACAAAAAACGCAATCAGGCAATTTGGCTTCCCACTGATGCATCAGCCGTTACGTTTTCAAAGACTCAAATCGATACTATGCTTCGTGACGTACCCTCAGTTCGGGCGATGTTCAAGAACTCTTACGATAAGAAATGTGCCAGAAATACGCAAAACTTAAAGATATTTGATAACGGCACAACGCTTAGAATCCTTGGAGGAACAGCGGCTAAAAACTATCGTGAGATTTCTGTTGATTGTGCTTACTTAGATGAGCTTGCATCATTTGAACCTGATATTGAAGCGGAAGGTAATCCAGCCTTACTTGCAAACAAGCGAACATCAGGTTCAGTATTTCCTAAACTGGTGTGCGGTTCAACACCAAAGATCGCAGGAACGTGTTTAATTACTGAACGCCATGAAAAGAATGTTATCAAATTACGGTTTTATATTCCTTGCCCATATTGCGAAAAACTTCATCCGCTAGAATGGAAAAGTATGATGTGGGAAAAAGATGAACCCGAAAGCATACTTCATCATTGCCAAAAATGCGGTTCAGGATATAACCAGTCACAATTTTTGTCAGTCTGGGAAAATGGACGTTATCAAAGTGATGATGGTATCTATTATCAGGATGGCTTTTTTTACAATGATGAAGACCAAGTTATTGAAACACCATTGACTGTTGGCATTCACATTTGGACTGCTTATAGTCCTATGCAAACGTGGTCACAAATTGTCCGTGAATGGCTGAGTTGCTACAAAGACCCTATCCTTTTGCGTACATTCATCAATACCACGCTCGGTGAAGCAGATAAAGAAGAAACCGAAAGCGTTGACCCGAATACTTTCCGAGGACGTGCAGAGGAATATGAGAAGTTTTCATCTCAGGCTGTTTGCTTAACAATGGGTGTTGACGTTCAACCAGATCGACTTGAGTTTGAAATTGTCGCTTGGAATTCAAATGAAGAAAGTTGGTCAGCCGATTATCAAATTCTCTGGGGAGATACAATTGATTCATTTGAAGTCTGGGATGAACTCAAAGAATGGTTGATTGAGAATTATAGTGACGATCAAGGAATAATGCTTCCAATTTCAATGGCATTAATTGACTCAGGCTTCTCTGCAACGCGAGTTTATGAATGCGTGAATAGAATGGCATTAAACTTTGTTTTCTCGTGCAAAGGGCAAGCAGGAAAGCGACCCGTTGTTGAGCATGAAAAAGAACGTAAACGCAGGATGCTCAAAGCACGGAAAAAAGGCGGACATCCTATTATTGTTGGTGTTGATGAAGCAAAAGGGATTATTTACCGTAGAATGAGAATGACGCAAGCAGGTGCTGGCTATATGCACACGCCCATGAGTCGTGATGAAGAATGGTATAACCAAATGACTATTGAACAGCTAGAAACAAAATATCAGCGTGGCTTTGCTGTGCAAAGATGGATTAAGCCGAACGGTGGTCGAAATGAAGCACTTGACTGTCGCGTTTATGCATACGCTGCGTTCAAAATGCTGAATGGTAAATATCGCAATCCCGCTAATTCCGTAGCTCCTCGTCAAATCAAGCGTAGAGTCAGATAATATTTTTAAAAATTATTTGTAATTATTTTAAATAAATTTTATAATTTCCCCGAAGTTTAATTTTAACCAAGGGGATTTAAAAATGTTTGATTTAATTTTGTCGGTATCAATTCTTGTCACCAATGTTTCAACAGAAAAACCAAGTGGTCGCAGTATCCTTTCTGAACAAGAAACAGTTAACACTGTTGTAATTAGCAATTTTCCAAGTGCATTAGCGTGTAAAAATGCTGTATCAGAAATGGAAAACGCTTATGGCGCATATCAAATGATACGCAAACCTTCTCGTATTATTTCTGCTGTTTGCATGGATAAACAATATGGGAGTGTGCAGTAATGCGTGATGGACTTTTGCCTAAATCTGAATTGGCACAAGAAATTGCACCAATTATTCAAATCAAATTAAAAAATGATGAGTATTTATTTCTGCGTGACACATTTAAATATTTACCTAAAACGGGTGAATTAATTAGATTGAAGTCATTTCATAAACATCGTATCGGTAAAAATGCCATTAGAAATTCACCAAATGGCAAAGATAACGATGTTGTATTTATTGGTCGTAAATTCTTTTGCGCATGGAAAGTTATCTATTATTTACAAAAAGGCGTTTATCTATCAAATAATTATGTTTGCAAATATCTTGATGACGATAAACATAATCATAAAGCGGGTAATATGCAAGTCATTACTCGTTCCGATAGGATGCATTTGATAAATAATTTTGATAATTTTGGCGTATTTTCAGTAAAAAATAATAACAAGTATGTTGTCAAAATAAAAAAAGGAAATCTTAGCGGTGAATATTTAGGTAGTTTTGATGATGCACGACACGCACGAATAGCGTATATGAACGCTAAATTGCAAATTAGAAATCAAATTAAATTTAGGGAAATTTTATGAGCAGAGAACAAGCATTAAAAGCAGCAAATTTAATTGCCGACTGTTTTGATGAGGTTGGGTTTTGTGATGACCAAATGATTGAGTTATTTGCCGATAGGATTGAAGAAGTTTATGGAGATGCAATAAGTTTGCGTGATCTTTTTGCAGCAAAAGCCATGGAAGCTGAAATAACAGCATATTCAGGAATACCGACAAAAAAATCTGAATATTTGTTTGAAATTGCGGTAAATGCTTATCTTATGGCTGATGCAATGCTTAAAACAAGGGGAATAGAATGAAATACGACATGATATATGTAGCTATTGCCTCATTTTGTTTAGGTGTAATTTTAACTTGGAGTATTGACTCAGCATTTCATCGTCATTACTACGAAGTGATTAAAGTAACAACAGGTGAATTTATCATCCATGACGGTAAAATGTATGCTGTTTATGAGATGGAAAGAAACGTAAAAGGTGAACTACAGGTAGGTATAAAATGAGTGATTTAAAAAGTAAGCTTACATCAACAGATAATAAGGAACTTGTGCTATGAGTATTGAAATTAGCGTTAAAGAAAAAATGCGTTACCAATTATTAGACCTTCAAGAAAAAGATTTAAAAGAAGTAACTGATTTTCAAAAAAAGTATTCTATTAATTTGGAATTGGCAAATGTACTTGTTGTTGAAAATTTAACACTTGATATTACGGATAAAAACCGTATTGAATATGCTATTTATTTAGAAGGTATTGCTAGTACAGAAGATGCGTTAAGTTTATTAACTGAGTATGCGTACTTCACTTGGTATCAAGGCGATTGTGAAGGTATTGTTATTTTTACTGATGTTAACCAAATTGTTGAATTTATATTTGACTATTTTTGGGAATCAGAATTTTGTGAATTTGGAGATGATTATTAATGAGTAAAGTTAAAATATTAAAAATGATGGAAAAAGTAGGTTTACCACCATTTATGGATGTGAAAGACATTTCTTTAATCACGGAAGTTAGCGTTCAAACCTTATACAATTGGAGTAAAACAGATAAAGAAAGCCAATTGCATTACTTGTTGATGGGTGTTAAACGCGAAATTGAAATGAAAAAAGAAAAAGTTGTTACTTATAAAAAAGGCATAAATGATAACAATAGCAATGGTGAAGAAACGCCTTAACGTATCCAATATGCAACTCGAAATGGCTCTTTACTCAGGGCGACTTCCCAAGCCAACACACAGCGTAGACGAAATGTTAGCTTGGGATGATGCCTATATTGAGCCATTCCTTGCTCTTTGGGAAAAATCATTAATTAAAAAAAGAGAATTACAATGAGATTTAAAGAATTGAAAACAGGCAGAATAATGTCACTAGACCGTGACAGCATCGTTGGCATAAACCAGTTCACAGAAGTAACTATTCATCGAAAAGGTATTCCAATCAAATTCCTTGGGAAATTTATTAATAGCAATGATGAAGCAATAACGATTCACGAATTTGTAGAACTTGATAACATCGTTAAAAGGCGTATTGCCAATGCTTGATTTGATAATATTATTTATTTGTTTTATTATCGGCTTATTGATTACTGGCTTACTAAGTAATATTGCAGTTGACGATTAACCTACGCTTACCTCAAACCCATTACTGCTTTCTTTGTAATGGGTTTTTCTTTTTTAATGCCTTCGATGCTATAATCAAAGCTGTTTTTAGCTAAAACACACAAGGTATTTATGGCATTCACACAAGAACAATTAACAGCACTAGAACAGGCTTATGCGCTTGGCGTAACAGAAATTACCTACAAAGAAGGAAATTCCACTACGACAACCAAATATCAGTCTATGAACGAAATGCGTGTTGCAATCAATCGAATTCGTAATGAACTCGCTATGGATGCAATTCTCAATTCTCCTGATAAATCAACTCGTCCACCTAACATCGCTAGGTTCAAACGCTCTGCTATGAATGGATTATAAGCATGAAGAAAAGACAATCATTTAAAGCATTTCGTCCAGCACCAAAAACAGTCAAAATGGATTCAGACCCTGTATCTGAAGCGTTTGATGCTGGTGGTGTAGGACGCAGAAGTGAAAACTGGGGTACAAGTAGTTATTCCCCAAATAACGCTATCCGTGAGCGATATTCATTAATTGCAGAAAGATCACGCGAAGCGCAACGTAAAAATTCATTTGCGATTAATGCGCGAATGGCAGCAGTATCTGATGAAGTTGGAAGTCAAATTACACCAATGCCTAACACGCCTTGGCAAGACTTCAATGACGCAATGATGGAACTTTGGATTGACCATGAACCTGATTTAGTTGCAGGTGGTATTGTCGGTGGATATGGTGCAATATTCTTAGCCGTATCTGCCCGTAATACGTCAGGGGAAGTATTCATTAGACGTAGACCTCGATATAAGTCTGATGGCTTAACACTACCTGTTCAAATCCAATTACTTGAATCTGACTTTTGCCCAATGTGGCTAAACACGGTTACATCTAATAATAATTTAGTTATAAATGGTATTGAGTATGACAACCTTGGCAATAGAATGGCGTATTGGATGTACAAATCTCATCCTTCCGAGCGCAATTTATTTGATACGACTCAACTTGTTCGCGTTCCTGCTGCTGATGTTATCCATCATTTCATTCCTGAACTCGGAAGAATTGGGCAACAACGTGGAACACCAAAAGGCGTTCAATCGTTAGTTCCACTTCGTGTAATGGCAACCTATGATGACAATGAATCTGAAAAGGCGGCAAGCCAAGCAGGATTTGTTGCTTTTGTTAGAAAAAATACACCCTCAGTTGAACAACTTGAAGCAATGAACACTTCAAACAGCCTTGTTGGTGCTAATCCTGAAGTAGATATTGATAAAGTGCCTGAAGTGAATTTAGAAGCGGGTACAGTTCAGTTTTTGGCTGATGATGAAGATATTACTTTCGCACCATCTCATGCAACTGGGCAAGGCTACAAAGATTTTCAATATCATGCAGGATTGCGTATTGCAGCAGGTTTTGGTGTTTCTTATGCGCAAATGACAGGTGATTGGTCACAAACCAATGATCGTGTTTTGCGTTTTGCCGCAAATAATGAAAGACGTATTGTTCGTCAACGTCAATCATTGTTTACGATTCCGCAAGTCTGTCAAGGTATCTGGCGTTGGTGTGTTGATGCGGCTGTCGTAGCAGGATTAGTTCCTGTTGTTGATTACGCCAAAAACAAACGTAAATATCAAAGATGTCAGTGGACACCCGAAGCATTTGATTACATTCATCCAGTACAAGATGTTCAATCCAAAATATTACTTAAGGATAATGGTTATATTGACCGTGATACGCAAATTCGTGAACGTAACGGCAATGCTGAACAGATTGATGCCCAACGTGCAAAAATTAAACAACGGGAAATTGATCTCGGTTTAGCACCTAATCCAACTAACCAAACAGGAAATTAAATGAAAAATCCATTGAAAGCAATTAGTCGCCTTTTTAATAAAGGTGGTGTGAAATCAACAGTCTTAACTCAACTTTATGAAAACACATTTAATCAACCTTTGCACATTGAGCCTACTGCTGCCCTTCCTATTCTGCATGGGTATCTGCATGGCGATGTGCGAAATGACGGTATGGATTATGAAGAAGGCGGCAGTCGCTGTTCATACTATCTTAACGATAATGTTGTTGTTCTTGACATTCGTGGGGTTCTTACTGCTCGTCCCACCTACGGCAATATGTGTGAAGCTTCACCACTTAGTTATGAAGAATTGAAGCAAGACCTTCAGCGCATTCAAGCTGATGCCAATGTTACTCACATTATTGGTCAATTTGGCTCATGTGGCGGTCAAGCGGCTTTGATGTGTGATTTATCAGACTTTATTTATAATATGCGTGGTGGTCAAATTAAATTGATGGCTATGGTGGATTTACAAGCTTGCTCGGCTGCCTACGGTATTGCCAGTGCGTTTGATGAAATTTGGATTACTCGTAGCGGTGTTGCAGGGTCAATTGGCACATATGTTTGCCTAGTTGATGAAACAGCTCGCAATGAAATGGAAGGCATTAAATTTAATTATATCGCTTCTGATATTCACAAATTGGATGGCAATCCTGACCAGCCTTTAACAGAGGAAGCCATCAGTATGTTTACTGATGATATTATGGCAATGGACGCAGTATTTAAAAAAACGTGTGCGCGTAATTTAAATATGCCTGTTGAACAAATTTACGGTATGCAAGCTCGTTGGTATCGGGGCGAAGAAGCAGTAAAAGCAGGTTTAGCACACAAAATTGGTACGTTTGATGATTTAATCAACTATATCAATGAAAGTAATGATAAAATAACAAACAGCCTTATTAACACTTCAACATCGATGAAAGAGGTAAAAATGGAACAAGAAACGATAACACCTGACGTGCCTTTTACGCCAGATCAATTATCATTTATTGAATCACTGCTTTCTAAACAAAAAGCAGTTGAAGAAATAGCACAAGACGCACCAAAAGTAGAAGAAATCAATTCTGAAATCTTAGACTTATGTGCAGCGGCTGGTGTTCAACAAAATGTTGCTGCTTTATTAGCTAAAAGTGGCATCTCAGCAGAAGAAGCTCGCGCAACGTTGATTGCAGAACAAGTTGAATCTACTGCTAAAATTGACAGCACTGTACCAGTTACTTTGGTTGATAAAGACCCAATTCAAGGTAACAAACTTCAAGATTCTTTTTCAAATATGGAATTACTTGAAGCACAACGTCAGGCTTATCTGAATTCTCACAAATAATAGGAATATAAAATATGACTACATTACTCGAAGGAAATCACCCAGTCGAATGGTTGCTTTCTGATGAAGAACAACAATCAGTTGACGTTGGCACACTGGCTTCAGGTCAAAACTTGAAAAGCGGTTCTGTTCTTGGTCAAATTACTAAAAATACCACTGCAACTTCAACTGCGGTTACAGGTACAGGTGTTGTCACAAGAACTGTTGGCGCATTAGGCGTAAACGCAATTGTTGGTACATACACTTTAACTTGTATCACAGCAGGTGCTACAGCGGTTTATGAAGTTGAATTACCAACAGGTGAACAATTAGCAACCAATGCTGTTGTCGGTTCTGGCGCAATTAACATTGATGACCACTTCACTTTAACTTTAGTTAACGTTACCAACTCAGCAGTTGGCGATGTATTTACCGTTGTTGTTGCTGCTGCGACAACAGGTACAATTACTAATACTGCTATCGTAGGAACTGGTAACGGCACAATTACACTTGGTGCAATTGGTGGTTTAGCTAAATCTGGCGTCTATTCAGTTAGCTTAACTGAAGCGGCAGCTAACGCAGGTACATTTAGCGTTTATGCACCATTAACAGGTGAATTTATTGCTGACGTAACTGTTGCTGCTGGTGCAACTTCTGTTGGAAACCATTTCACAATCACTATTGCTGATGGTGCAACTGATTTCGTTGTTGGTGATAACTTCACTGTTACCATTCAATTACCAGTGCCAAAATGGACTCAGCACGATGCTTCAGCAATCAACGGCTCACAAGTCGCTGCTGGTATTCTATACAATGACGTTGATGCTTCATCTTCTGATTTGGCTGCAACTATCTTCACTCGTATGGGCGAAGTATTTGACGGTAAATTAACATGGAAAACTAACATCACTGCTGCTCAAAAAGCACAGGCTTTAGCTGACCTTTCTACTAAATTCATTATCGTGAGAGCGTAAATTATGCCTTTAACAATGTCGCCTTTTACAACTGGGTTTGGCTTAGAAGAATTAACCCAGTCAATTATCGCTCGTCCTTATACTCCAACGTTGCTTGGCGACTTGGGTATTTTCGAAGCAGAATCTTTAGCAACCAACAGCGTAACGCTTGAAACTGATGGTCGTACTGTAGGTTTAGTTGATATTAGACCACGCAATGCACCTGCTCAAGTTGTTGAAGCAGTTAACAAACGTAAACTTCAATCTTTCGTTATTCCGCATTTGCCACAACGCGCAACTGTGATGGCTGACGAAGTATTAAACGTTCGTGAGTTTGGTTCAACTAATCAACTTCGCACTGTTGAAAGCGTTATCAACAAACGCTTACAACGTATGCGTGAACAAATTGATTACACGATGGAATCACATCGTCTTCAAGCTATTTTAGGTAACTATTATAGTGCAACAGGCGCATTGACTTCACTTTACACTGAAATGGGTGTTAAGAAAAAATCAATTGCTATTGATTTGACTTCAAACTCATTGGAACTTGAAGTTGAAATGATGCGTATTCATGAAGCAATGGAAGCGGCTTTAGACGGTATCCCATACACTGGTATCCAAATCATCTATGGTGCAACAAAATGGAAACAGTTGATTGCGTGTCCTTCAATTAAAGCGACTATGCAAAACTGGGCAGCGGCTGTTAACTTAGGTCGTGACCCACGCACACCAATGACTTATGGTGATGCACAACACGTCCGTTATCGCGGTTCAAACCTAGTTAAAGTGCCTGATGATAAAGCGTATGCGATTCCATTGGGTGTAGCTGGTCAATTCAAACATTTCTTTGCACCTGCTAACTATATGGAAACTGTCAACACAATGGCACAACCATATTATGCAAAAAGCGAGATTTTAGAGTTTGGTAAAGGTATGCAAATTGAAGCACAAACTAACGTGCTTACATTGAATACATTACCTGCTGCGGTAATCGAACTCGCTTAATTTTAAGTGATATGACCCTGACGGCTTTACGGCTGTCGGGGTTTTTTATTGTCTAATAAAAACTAATAGTGTATTATATTACACAAATTAACTCAGGAGGTTTTATGTTTTACGCAAAAGAAGTTTGGGAATGGTTAACTGGGATGGTTACAGAAAAAGAAGATTTAAGCTATTTGGATGAAATTTGTTTTTAGTCTTTTTTGATTTGACGAAGACTAAGTATTGTCGATAACTTTTGTGTTAGACGAATCATGTCATTATCAAGTACGCGAATCTGATCTATAAGCTCAACAAGGACGTTGTACGCTTGTTCAAGAATGGGCTTTGCGGTTGTTGTTGCCCATATCCACACGAAATAAACGATATATCCCATGCCACCTGCGGCAACAATTGGGAAACCGTATGTGTTGATATATTTTGCAATTGCGACAGTGTCCATTAGTCTTTTCTCTCGGTGGGAAGTTTAAATTTTTCTTTAGGTATATTTAATGCTTCTGACATTAAATCGTCAATATGCAGTATATCATTAGACATCGCTGTAACACGTTTATCAAGTTGCTGGATAATATTAATTAACCCATTTATGCGTTCAAGAACACCATCCAGCAGGAATTTTACAGTAAGAAAAACAAAATACATTCCAAGGCAAGATGACCCAATGGGGAAACCAACATCCGTTGCAAACTGTAGGAATTCCATTACTTACTTGTCCACCAAGTTAAAAACGAGAATAAAGCACCAACGGTGAAAACAATTCCACCAATAAAACCTTTATAGCGTGTTTGCTCATTCTTCATTTCTTCAAGCGCATGAATTATATCGTCAAGTTTATCGTTTTGACGCTTGAAATCATCTTCAAGCGTTTCAATCCGTTGCTCCACTTTAGCTAATCTGCAAGCATCATCAGGCATTATCTTACTCCGCTAATTGTTGTTTTAACTGCCCGATTTGAATTTCAATATCTGCAAGCCATGTTGTATCGATAGCTAAAATAGCTTCCCGCTGTCTGCGAGGTGTGACTGAATCTTCTAGTTTTGCAATCTCTGCTTTGATTTTTGCTTTCTCATCTTCACTCTTTTGAATCTGTGCCTCAGCAAGTTGCTCGTCATTTAGGTCTAAGATTACCCACGTTTGCTCCCAGTGATTTGGCAGAGCTTCTACAGGCACGCCCTGTGCAATAGTTTGTGTGTACTTATCGTAATCTGGTTGCCCTGCATCAAACACGCACGAGTAGCCTTCTACTGTAAAAGGCACAGGGAAAGACGTATTAGGATGCGCTGCACGAATTTCATGTTCCGTGCTAACTTGATGTGTTTGTAAATTGATGTAATTAGTCATTTTGTTTCCTACGCTATTGCTAAGAATATGTACGTTGCTGTTGCTATATTGGTCGTTGTTATTGCCGTTGCACCAAGTGTAAAGCCACCTGTTGACGCATAGACACCGTTATTACCTGTCACCTCTACCGCTGTGGAGTTAAGCAGTAAGTATGGACTTGAACCGCTTGTTAACCCACGAGCCGAGTCAAATGTGTACCAATTACCTGTAGAGTCTGTACGTTTAATCAAAACAAACCTTGCACCACCAGAACCAAATCCACACGCAATCGCTTGCCCTGTTCCGTTACCTGTGTAGGAACCCACTTTACTGATTCCAGCTAGTGTGGCGAATAGGTAGCTTACTCCTGTACCATTAGCTGTATCAGAGTATCCAGATACAGATGTCGAAGATAAACCCCAAATATTAGTTCCGTTTATAGCTACCGCGTCAGTTGTATTGAGTAATAAATATTTCTTAGTATCTAAAAAACTCGACAAATACACATACCAATAAGTAGCGGTTCCAGTTCTATTTTTTGATATTATCAGTTCTGGAGAAACTCCTAAATTGTGAGCGGATGTCCATGCGTTACTTATCGCAGTCCAACAAACCTCATCAAAGAATCCTGGGGCGCGTTTGAATAACCAGTTAACTAATGTTACAGACCCACTATGGCCATAGTTTTTTATGCCCGTGTTGCTATCGCCACTAAATAAATTTCCAGCAACGTTTTCTGCTGAAGTGGAATTTGTTGATAAATCAGGATTTCCAGTTACCGCAGGGGCGGTAAGGCCGCGCAACCTGTCTACTAAAAAATCACCATAATTTTGATTTCTAAACATTTGAATAGCCAAATCAACAGGGAATCCTGAAGTAATAAACTGTCCTGTAGTAGTTGAACCATTTCCGGTAAACGCAACTGGCGCATAAACCTGCGTCCCCGATGTAGGCGGCTTGTTTGGCATACGAATTGCCATGTAGATGTAGGTTACGCCAGCAGTGTTCATTACACTGTATGATTTAAAACCGGTACTATTAGGGACAAAATAAAACCCATAAGAAAGCTCGTTTGCCAAATTAGCCCGTAATATCTCATTTGGATTATTTATATTAAAGCGTCTCATGGTATCAATAATTTCCCAGTTACCTGTGGTTGTTACCGCTTTAGCTATAATATACTGCGGTTCAAACCCAAGTGTTACTGAGTTTCCCGACCCATTACCCGTATAACTCCCACACTGAATAATCCCAGTTGATGACGTGTCGTGGGCGTATAGGTAGGCGACGTAAGTTCCGCCAGAAGCATTAACAGTAGCATCTGCTCCTACAGAAAACACTGAGCTTGTTGGTGCTGTTGAGTTCCATACAGTAGGTGCTGAGGCTTGCGCGGCTGTTAAATTTAGTTGTATTGAATACGCGGCTGACGTTAAACCTCTGTGATAAACCTGCCAATTACTTGTTGTATCAGTACGCTTAACAATCACCATTCCCGGAGCAACACCTAAACTATGTGCAATCGTTCTTGCACTGCCTGTCCCCGTATAAGTCACCACATCAAAAAACTTCGCGGCTTCGCGGAATGTCCATGAGACTTGGGTTCTAGTGCTAACATTTTCACCAAATGTTTCAGAATCATCTTGCATCGAAAATCCATCACTATTAAATGATGTAATTGTGCGGGGAGTATTTGAGTATGCTTGATTAGTATTGTCAGATTCTAATGGGCCATTAGTAATTCCTCTAGCTGAATCCCAAAGATTATTTGGTACGGCAAGACTTCTACCTTTTAGCCAAACCAACCCACCTTTTCCAGCCAAGTCAATACCGTTGGTGATGGTTTGCGTTGAGCTGTTACCAGTATAGAGATAGGTTGAGAATACATCATCAACATAGAGCGTTGCGTCTGCGCTGTTACCTGCTGCTTCTTTTAATTTAGTAGATAGCATTATGCTGACTTCCCAACCAGCGCACCGTAAAGTGTTGAGCTGATTTTCCAAAAGACAAGAGTATTACTTGCACTGAGCGTAGGCGCAGTATTTCCAGCCGCTGTCACCCATGTGGTTGTTGGCCAGTTGATTGTGTAGGTGCTACCGTTAGTAAGCAGTAAGGAGATGCTTTGACCAGACGATAAGCTGTCAGTAAAGGTGATTGTACCCGCAGCCGCGCATGATTGTACTGTACCTGAAGTAATTGAAAGTGCTATAGAGCCAGAAGTAGCTAAAGTAACAACAGATTCAGTGTACCCCGTAATCGTAGGCGTGACAAGCGTAGGTGAGGTAGCAAACACTGCCGAACCACTACCTGTTTCGTCAGTTAATGCTGCTTTTAAGTTAGCACTGGATGGTGTAGTTAAAAACGTAGCAACATTTGTTCCAAACTGCGCAGACGCAAACGTAATTGCACCCGTCATCGTGCCGCCCGCTAACGCTAAATATGCCGATGCAGGCAAGTAAGAAGTTATCCATGCACTACCACTATAAACACGCATTTCGCTACTTGTTGTGTTCCAATAGAGCGCACCGGTAAGCAAAGCATTTCCATCGTTATCGATTGACGGGTCAGACGATTTTGCACCCAAATATCTATCATCAAATGAATCATAAGATGCCGCTGCGGCTGATGCGCTTGCTGCGGCTGCGTCTGCGCTTGCTGCTGCTGCAATAGCATCATTGCCAGCACCACCGCTAATACTAACGGCATAAGCGGCAACATTAACAACCTGCTGCATCATTGGCACAAGACGTATTAACGCACCACCGTTACCAAGACCTGTTGTGGCATTATCATCATCGGTAACAGTTGAACCGTCACCGCCTACTGTTGTACTAAAAGTGACTGAACTCATTAAACTATTTCCTCTAATTTTAATGCCGTTTGAAATCCATTAAAATACGGATTGTCAATCGGACTTAATTCTGAAAAATTGCACAAAAATGTTCGTGCATAAAAATTCTTATCAACAGTTATATTAATGCTACCGATATATTCTGGTTTAGAATATGCATAGAGTAATTCACCGCTTAATCCAACTTCACGCTGTGCATCGTAAAATCCGCTGAACGCTTCATCTTTATCCAAGTGTTTTAGGACGCAAGACAATGTGCGCATTTTAGGCTTAATATAATAATATTTGGTGTTATCAATTGAGCGTTGAATTTCAGTTAAATCAATATAGCCTTGTGACAAATCACCATATTCAGGATTTAGTTTTGGCTCAATAGTACGTCCTAAAAATATGCGTCCAATCTCAATGTAATTTTCACCATTGATAACAGACCATGTACTATGTGCGCCTGTGCCACCGTAAGACGTGGAATTTAAAACTAATGCACCAGTTGATGAATTATAACTTGTAATTTTACCAGAAACGAAGGTTGTATTGTCGGAAGTTTTATAAATAGTAATTTCTTGTCCCGCAATAAAATTAAGACCTGTATTTACCGTAAATGATTTGCTTCCTGTACCAACTGTAACGCTTGTTGTACTTGTTGCAGAAATCGTTGGCGTATCATTAATTATTATTTTTATTGACCTTACCATTGCATTTTCATCAGGATAATAAGTAGCCATCGAAGTGTAGCTTTTGCGCTGTTCTTCTTCAATTGACCCAAGCCACCAATTTCTTGATTCCCAAGGTATTTTATCGCTTGCCGCATAATTTGAATAAATGGGATAAAGGATTGTCCAAGCACGAAATTCAGCACCACTATCAAATCGAATATCACCAGTAAAATCTAACCCGCTATAGCCAATAAACCTGACTTTTGCATTAGTGGTTAAATTATGATTAATAAGCGACATTACGCCAATGCTTCTTGGCTCATATGGTAAATTTAATTTAAGCGTTGAAGTACGATAGCCAATGTTTGTTCTGGCAACACGCTTAATAACAGGATTTTGAACATTGCTTAAAGGAAGTGTTGAATTCCAAGTAGTCGCTGTCGTTTCAGTTATATTTGACTCGGAAATTCTATTTGGGTAGCTCAAAGAAACATTACTTGTCATCCGATACACTCCAAAACAATTTGTTTTCTTTTAGCATCAATTTGAAACCCAATGATAGTTAATATTTTTCCGTAATCATAGCTTAACTTATCGGAAAATACAATGACACCGTCACCTAAAGTAATGCTCGGAATATCGTTTACAACAGCAGTAATATTAACGGTATCAACACGATTTTTTGATAAAGCCAAAAGCGCATTTCCAACTGTTGTTGCCGAGCTTAAAGTACGAAGACAGCTTTCTATTTTTATCTGATTGGCTAAAGGATGTCGCGTTTTTACAGCCGCATCAGTGGTAAAATACTTTCGAAATTGATTTGCCAAAACTGCTTTACGCACAGTGGTCACAGCTCCAGCTAAATCTGTTTCTTGTTGAACCGTTTCAATTTTATCGTAATCAATTGAAACCGATTCGACAGGCAATCCATTTTCTCCTAAACCCGTATTAACAATATCAATAGATATTAATTCACTATTGGTTAAATCAAGAACATAGGTTGTTGCCAAAACGATTGCATTGACGTAAACAACATTTTGTAGAAAATACCAATAAGTCCCGCATGATTTACAAATATTATTGAGTAAATCAGTTGTGCTTATTTCACCTGTAATAAATATCCCAACATCACCGTAAGTATTTAAAAGTTTTTTTGATGTGCTATTTAGTGTTAAAGTTTTTTCAGCAAGTATTGCTTCAAAAACATCCCCCGCTAAACAACTTGATATAATCCAACTAGCAAACGTCCCTGTTCCACCAACAGACGTAATATTTATAACTAGTGACGTTGTAGTGTAAGAGGTAACTATACCTACCATAAAATTAGATTGGTCTGCGGCTGAGTAAACAATTAACGTATTACCAGAAACAAAATCTTTTCCTGCTTGTGTAGTAAACGTTTTTGAACCTACTCCAATTGCAAATGACGTGGTAGACGTAGCAATTGAAATACCGTCAGAACAATCACCAGTGACTGTTCCAACAGGTGTTGCGCCTAATTTTACATAGCCAGCACAAGTAATATATTTACCAGTTGCAATACTTGTATGTGCCATAAACGATGCAAAGTTTGCCCATGTGTAAGCTTGATGTAAAGTTAAAGCCGCACCCTTATCGTAAACAGCATTAACTTTCGCTGTGCTTCTATCTGAGAACTGATAAATTAATTGTGATGTATTAACCAGCACTGGTGAGGCATTAAGCACACTGCCAAATATGCGCGGTTTTACGTTACCTTTAATATCACCTGCAACGCCTTCCACGCCATTAGGCAAAACATTATTACCAAGAAATTTCGTGTTAGTGTGATTGCGTGATAAAACTTCAGAAATTGAACGCACAGTTAAATAAACAAAGTCACCGCTAAAACGAATGGATTCAACTTTACCTGTCAGGTAATCATTCTTAGCACCATCATCAGTTATTAATGATAAATTAATATCTCCATTATCCAGCGCGTAATCCATTAAATAGTTTAAGCCACCGTCTTTATTTATTAACTCAATTTCACCGATAGATGCGCTTGAAAAAATATTAAATGTGCCACCATCATCTGGACTGACTTTAATTAATGCAGGTTGAAGCATCCTATTCTCAAAATAATTACCGTCATTATCGATATAGGATACGTCACTAAAGTATAAAGTTTTTGATGCGTTAGAGCCGTCTAACGCACCGATTGTTGCAATCCAAATTGACATAGTTTAAGCCTTATTTTTTAATCGAGTATCAACACGCAAGCCGTTCATTGCATCAATCAACTCCTGTGTTTTATCACGTTCTGCTTTTGATGTAGCCATCAGCGTATTAACCAGTGTTTCAAGTTTATTGTTTTGAGCTTTTAATTCAGCAATTGTTTCTTCGCTGTTAATGCTTGCATCATTGGAATGGTTCATAATTTTAACAGGTATTGAGCGACCATCAGGCAATGGTACTGCCGCTTCAATACCTGCTTCACCAAAGATTGATGGCTCATTAGTAATACCACCCCTTGCAAATTTTGGCAAATTGACATACTCGTCATAGTTTCCTTGATAATTATAATCATTCATTGCAGCAGTTTCGCGTCTTGCTATCTCATTTGCTGCTAAAACAGCATCTATTGCCGCTTTATCTGCTGCCGCTTTATCTGCTGCGGCTTGTGCGGCTGCGGCTTGTGCGGCTTGTGCGGCTGCGGCTTGTGCGGCTGCGGCTATTGCGGCATTTGCGGCATTTGCGGCTACGGTTATACTTGTTGTTTCTTTTATTGCGTCAAGCTGCGCATCAGTGCTGTTTTTTCCCACTGAAACTGCTGCTTCAGCCGCTGCTTTTGCTGCCGCTTGTGCCGCCTCCGAAATAACATACTTGTCATAGTATCCTTGATAATTAGGATCATTCATTGCAGCAGTTTCGCGTCTTGCTGTCTCACTTGCCGCAAAAGCCGCATCTGCTGCCGCTTTATCTGCTGCCGCTTTATCTGCTGCGGCTTTTGCAGCTGCCTTTTCTGCTGCTGCGGCTTGTGCGGCTTCAGCAGCTTTTACAGCATCCATAGCACTCTGGGCTGCTGTAGTTATTGCATCAGTTTTAGAAATTACTTTACTAGTATCAATGTCCATCACAGGCACTTTAGATATTTCAGCCATAAATGTAGATGTCAATTCCGTTAAGTCTTTTATTTTGCGTTTTGCTTCATCATCAATAACAGTCACACTATTATCTTTAGTTATCAAAAGATTTAACGCTTCTGATAAAGTGGTAATACGAGCTATTGTGGCAATGGCTTCTTCGGGTAATACTTTTACTAAATTTTCTTTTTCAATTAATGCATTCAACTCTTTAGTCTTTCTATCGATTTCAAGAATTTTCTTTATAGCATCAGCATTAATAACGGTTACGCCATTTTCTGTCGTGATTAATGCGTTTAGTTCTTTAGATAATTTATCAATTTCACCAATTTTTCTAACAACTTCATTAATTGACACATCCAATGCGGGCACTTTGGATATTTCAACCATAAATGTAGATGTTAATTCAGTCAATTCAGTCAATTTGCGTTTTGCTTCATCATCAATAACAGTCACACTATTATCTTTAGTTATCAAAAGATTTAACGCTTCTGATAAATCGGTAATACGAGCTATTGTGGCAATGGCTTCTTCGGGTAATACTTTTACTAAATTTTCTTTTTCAATTAATGCATTCAACTCTTTAGTCTTTCTATCGATTTCAAGAATTTTCTCTATAGCATCAGCATTAATAACGGTTACGCCATTTTCTGTCGTGATTAATGCGTTTAGTTCTTTAGATAATTTATCAATTTCACCAATTTTTCTAACAACTTCATTAATTGACACATCCAATGCGGGCACTTTGCTTATTGCGTTCATGAATGTTGATGTTAGTTCGATTAAAATATCTAATTTACTTTTAGCGTCATCACTAAGAACGGTAACACCGTTTTCAGTCGTTATTGACGTATTTAGTGTTTTTGATAACTCGGTTAAATTTCCAATTACAGTAATTGCATCTTCCGACAATACGCTTATTAAATTTTTCTTCTCAATAAGAGCATTTAATTCTTTGGTTTTAGCATCAATCTCTGCAATTTTAGCGATTGCGTCTTCATTAAGAACTACAACCCCGTTCTTAGTTGTTATTAAACCGTTTAATTCTAGTGATAATTTATTAATTTCACCAATTTTACGAATAACTTCATCAACAGATACATCCAATTCAGGTTTTCCCCAAGTATCGGTCACTAGTTGTTTTGCAGTAAGCACCGCATCAAGAACGTCAAAACTAAAATTAGTTAAATTCAAAGTTTGTTCATTAAATGCGGCTAGAACATTAGCAAGAATTTTATCTTTTTCAGCAAGACTAAATTGTGCATCGTTAATTATTAAAGCAACTTCAGCTTGTAATCCTGTTGTACCACCAATACTTGCGACCAAGGCATTAAGGAAGTTTACATCTGCACCTGATGCAGCTGTTTTATCAACAACCAATACAAGTTTTGCTAAAGCATCATATGCCATCATATTTTCAGCAGTTGGGGATACAGCCGCATTTTTTCCCGCTGTACTTGTTACGTTAAGTAAGGCTTTAAATATCTCAGCATTTGCCGCACTTAACGCAGAAGGAATAGCCAAATTACCTGCTTCAATTGCATCCTTAATACCAGTCAATGCATCAAGTTGTAATTCTTCAATTGGTTTAACTTTATCTAAACCTTTTACTGAATTCATAACTTCAGTAATAGCTATTTGACCTTGTTCACTACTCGCATAATAATTCCTAATAGCATTGATATAAGTATCGGCATAACCCGTTATACCGCTTAATGCCGCACGTTTATCTTCAGCCGTTGCGCCAAATTGTGCTAGAGTCATTTGCTCTTGGAAGTTGGCTTTAGAAGCGTTTAATTGGGTTAAAGGTGAACCTAATTGAGTTGCGTTTAGATTGTTTATCCAAGCCGATATTCTTTTAGAAAAATCAAGCGTATATTTTCCAACTTCAGCGGCTTTTTCATTAGCGGCTGTGACTAATTTAATTGACTTGGTATTGTCGGAAAGAGCTTTAACATTATTACTTGTGCTTGTTTGTAAATCATCAAATTTAATAACCAATGCTTCAACACCATCGATACTATCGGGCAATACTTCACCAAATTTTTTCAAATTTTCAAACAATATCGTATTTGATTTTGAATTATTATATGCATTAAGAGATGCTAAATAGTTTGCATTTTTAGAAGCAAATTCAAGCAATGGTTTATACGCAGAACTAATGGCTTTAGTCCCAGCAATTTCGCCTAATATTGACCATTTAGTTCCTTCGAGTGCTTTTTTCAGAATGTCAGTAGTAAGCTCACTTGGAGAAAATAGGTTTAAAAATGCAGAATCATCAGTAGGTAAAGCTTTAGAAAGTGAATTTATTTTAGATTGAATACCCGTATCACTAGGCTTTGGGTTTATCATTTTTTTCAATTCACCAAGAACTTCACTTAATGAATTCTCATTGTCACCTAAATATTTAACTACTTTTGATACATCAGCGTTAGTTGTAATAGCTGTTGGCGTACCTGTTCCTGTTGGAATTTTAAGAGATACCATTAATTTATCAACAGCATCACGCGCATCTTTTAATTTTTGAGTTTCACTTGTGAATGAATCATAAAGTTCATTAAGACCTGATTGCAATTCTTTAAGTCCACCAAACGCTTTAGCAAGTGAATCAGAAAATGAAATTAAACCTAAACCTGAAAGCGTAATATTTGCACCTAATCTTTCAAATCCAACTTTAGCAACGACAGCTTGTTGCGCCAATCTTTGCACAGTTTCAAGCATACCTTCACCCATTTGTTGGAATTGGGACAAGTATCTTCCAAATGCCTGTGTGGCAATATCATCACTGGCTTTATTCAAATAATCTTCAATCTTCTTTTGATTTTCAGCGTTGTATTTTTCACCAGACTTTAAAGCTAATTTCATTTTTGGTAGAACGATGCTCATATTAAATAAGTCCCCTTCACCAAAAATAAGTGCAGATTGGATTAACGATAATTTTACATTATTAAAAATACCACTAAATAATTTAGTTAACGGATTATCAATTTGATTAATAACATCAAAATAAGTCACATCGTTACTGAACCAGCCTGTTACTGTCTTTTTAATTTTAGAATAGTCATAAACAGTAACTTGCTGTTGCATACCATTCAATATGTATTCTTGAGCATTGCTAACAATACCACCGCCTACCGCTTCAAACTTAACTTTACCGATACCTAGCAATTTAGAAAGACCATAGATAACACCACCAATTAGCAAGCCAATACCACCCATTGCCGCAGCCGCCATTAAGCCACCACCCATTATCGATGCGGATAAACCAACTAATGCACCCGTCAATGTCGTAGAAACACCAGAAACAGCTCCAATGACTCCCGCTAACGCTGTTGTTACCAATCCTGTACCCATTCCAGCCGCAGCTAATCCAGCACTAATTGCAGTTGTACCAAGACCCATTGCAAATTGCTTTTCAGATGCACCTGTATTTGTATTCTTCATTCCGTTGTTTGAGAAAATAAACGTTCCTCTTTCTCGCATTGCTTGAGAAGTACCTGTCGTTGTCATTTGAACAAGATTTTTAAAGTTACTGTTCATATCCTTCAATTCAACATATTCACTAGCATGAATTGAATTTAGCGTATCAGTAATACTCTTAATCGATGTGGATGCTTTCTCATTATCGCCTAGCACACTTCCTGTCGTTTTGCTTTCAGGCGCAGTTAAATCTGTAGTTTTACCACTACTTCCAGCCGCAATACCAAGTCCAGCCATAACTGCTAACATGGCGGCAACCCCAGCGAACCCTAACCATCCCGATTGTGCAAACATTTTTGAAGCACCTTCAGAAATATTAACAACGGTTTTCTTAAGTGACATTGCCATTTCGATAACAGCTAATCCCATCTCAATACCGTGGAAAGCTTTTCTTGCTGCAGACTTTTCGCCAAACATTTTTGAAGTAGCACCTGCAATAGACCTTGCGCCACTAATCTCAGTGGCAATCATTGCTTGCTCATACGCCATTTTATCTTTATTGTATTTGGCAGTCGCATTGGCTTTGTCAGCTTCCGTTGCACCAACTTGTGCCATTGCTTTTTCATATTCTTTTTGCGAATCAGTCTGCATCGCATTTAGTTTGGTTAAATCTGAGCCAAATGATGATGCGGCAGCGGCTACCGCGCTTATGCCACCTAGGATACCGTCAAATGCCATTTTTCCACTATTACCAAAACTATTGAATGCAGCAGTCGATTTATCCATTTCATCGTTAAACTTCTTCATTGCCGTAGTTGCTTTTTCTTCATCTTTAACGATTTTACTAAAAGCAATGACATCCTGCTGTTTAGCAACAGGGACATCAGTTTCAGAAGTACGATTAGCAAGCGTTCCTTTTGCTTCAGCAATACCGAGGTTAAAGCGTGATTGACTAATATCACCAGACTGCAAACTTGCGTAAAGCTCTTTTGCCGTAGCAGTGTAATCACGGAAAGGGTCTAGCTTTTTGTCTTTTAATTTTTGTTGTGCATCTGCAATTCGCGCATAAGCGTCTGCAATTAATGTCGCATCAGCATTAACAGTTTTTGCGTATTCATTAACTTGTTGTTGCTCTTTAACCAAACGTTCTTCTTCAGGAGAACCTCTTTTGGCAATAGCTTTTATTGAATTTTCTTGTTGTTTAATTGCCGCTTCTTGTTCCTTATAATTTTCACGCATTACTTTCCCAACTTGCGTGACACTTGAACCAGCAACATCTAATGCAATTTTAAAATCGTTAATCTGAGCGACAGCCGCAGGGCTAACCATCGACATTTCAAATTTACCACCAGCCGCATTTATTTTATTTTGAATTTTAGTCGTACCGTCATGGTAGCGGGCGATAGCTTGTTCAACATTGCCGTTTGATTGCTTAAGCATCATGGCAAAATATTGTGTGCCTTTCTCAATAGTCAATGCTTCACTTTTAAGCATCTCAGCAACAGTCGTACCAACGCTTTTAGCCGCAGGGTCAAAAAACTGAAACATGGTTTTAGCACCAGTTTCGCTAACAGCACCTTGTTTAAAACGTGACTCGGTAGCAATTAAGGCTTTAACAGCAGCCGCTTCAACACCACGCAAACTGGCTTGCTCATTAATCATTGCGTCAATGTCTTTTGTGAGATTTTCTCTAAACGCTTTTTCAAAGTCACTTCTTTTAGCAGTATTACCTGATGCTTCATTTTTAATAGTAGTTATTTTTTTAACAAGTTCTGCTTCTTGGTCATCCAATGCTGTTTTTGATTCAGCAAGTGCTTTAGCATTATATGCAATTGATTTTTCACGTTGTTGCTTAAGTTTCTCATCGCCTTGCTGTTGAGCCTTAACCATTTCATCATTTAATTGCTTTTGCGTTTCAATATAAGCTTTATCAAGATTAATTCGCATTTTGCGAACTTCTTCAAGTTGCTTGTTATAATTTGTAACAGTAGGTAACGATTTAGTATCGCCTGCTATTTTTGCCGCTAAATCAACAAACGCAAAAGACTTACCCGCAGAAACAGCCGCAGCATCTTCAGCATCTTTTCTAGCTTTTGCTTCAGCATCAGCTTTATCTTTAGCATCAATTGCCATTGCACGTTTGGTAATGTCACTAGGTTCGTTTGTTGAACCACCAAAGTATGAACCTGTTTTATCCAACAATTTATTTAAAACATTTATGCCAGATTCCCATCCACTAACAACCGCATCAGGAATTAAATCAGCCAAATAATTTTTAGCTTTAAAAATTTTATTACCAATGTCTTCCCAAGTTGCTTGCCAAATTGCGCCTACGCTAACCATCTTTCCATCAACTTCAGTTAATGAATCTCGAATTGTATATAAATAAGTTGCAAATGAGCCTAAAACAACAAGTAAAGCAACAAATGGATTGCGCATCATTCCGAGAGTCAGTGCATCAAATGCAAGCGTTAATCGACTTGTTGCACCAGTAGATACAGCCGTTGCCGCTGCATATTCGGCTTGAGCAATTGCGTTTGCTTGTGTAGCCGCTGTGTTAGCTAATACCGCATTAGTCATTAATCCTGATGCAGTTAATCTCTGCGCTTGTGTAATTGCGACACGTTCAGCCGCAACAGCACTAGCAAGTTGTGCTTCGGTATTGGCTAATTCAGCCGCAGTAGCTTTAGCTAAAGCCAACGCTTTCGCTGTTTTTGATGCGTTGTGATAGCCAGTAACAGCAAGATTGGCATATTCAGCTACAGTAGTCGCAACAATAGCTGCTTTGTAACTAAGCCAAGCACCCGTTCCAATAACCATTCCTTGAATTAATTTATCAACATTATTAGCAATACCTAAGATGCCGTTTACAATTGCTGTAAACGCACCTGACGTTTGACCTTCAGAGCCAATAAATCTGACTAATTCATTATTTAAAATAGTAAACGCTTGACCAATAGTAATTGGCATTGCTTTAGCTTCTTGCGCTAATTTTTCAGCACTATTTATCATAGCTTGATTCATTTTTTCAGCAGTGAAAAAGCCTTCAGCCGCAAGTTGCTTCATTTGAGCAACACTGACACCAACTTCACCATTAACGTCAACAAATCCTTCTCGCAATGCTTTAAACAATCTTGGTGCTTGCTCTGCAACAGAACGTAACTCGTCACCACCAAATCTATTTGATGCAAATGCTTGTGAATATTGAACTAAAGCCGCTTTTGCAGATTCAGCACTTGAGCCTGAAATCAAAATAGCGTTGGCAACAGCTTGAACGTGTTTGATAACTTGTGTTTGATTAATACCCATATCTTTAGCACTTGACCCAACCTTATAGTACAGGTCAGCCAAATCAACAAGTGACATCCGACTTTCTTTTGAAATATTAACGACAGCTTCTTGGGCAATTTTTAGTTCAGTCGTATTGTTAGTAGCAAGCTTAAGTCTTGATGCTAAATTTACCCATGCATCCATATATTGTGCAAGTTGACCTGCGCCAATTGAAATGCCGAGTGTACCCATTAAATTTCTAAATGCACCAAGTGATGAAGAAGAACCTGCCACCGCCAAATTTAAATGATTCAATTGACGAGTCAGGATGTCGGTAGCAGAAACAGCAGAATGCATTCCGCTACTCATTTGCGTTGCGCTACGACCAGCAGTTCCGAGTGAACTTGAACTAGATGTTGCGCTTCGACCCATATTACCAAGAGATGCTGTCGCAGAGCGTGTAGCACCGTCTAAATTTCTAAACTCAGCAGTTGCTTGACGTACTTGTGTTGCACTTTGATTTAAACCGTTAGCCGCATTTCGTATTGAATTAACAGCAGGTTCAAGTTTGTCGAACTCTTTACCTAGTTCTTTGACGTTATCCTTTACCTTATCAACAGCTTTATTGACGCGATCAAGTGCTTCGGTTGCTTTGGTTGAATCACCTTCAATAACTATCGTGGTTTTCTGTTGAGTCGCCATTTTCTAATTCCTCTAATTCTTTTATCGGGTCAGGGCATTCGGGTTTTTTAGATTTGTCTTGGTATGAAATAAATGCAGATGACATTTGACGTAATACTCTAACATCAAAAGGGGAAGGATTCACATCAGTTAGCATTGCCCAATTTGCAATTTCAGTATAACTGAGAGGTATTGCACCCATACCTGTATTTATAAAGAATCCTAATTCACCAATATAATCTAAAAGATATTTGAATTCTTCGTCTATGGCAGGTATTTTAACATATTTAGCGTATTCTTCTTCAGAAATTAGCTCATGAAAAAGCCGTTCATCAAGTTCATGAGAACGGCTCTTAGGATTTTCTTTGTCAGCGTCAGTTGCAGTATGCAACCAAGCTACTTTTTTAGCGTATATGATTAAACGCTGGTAGTTTTTTTTACAAAGTTTTGACGGTCAGCAATGAAAGTATCAACTTGTTTGAAAATCTCACTTTCTTCACGCAAAATCATAGCTGCGTTTTCAAGTGTAAATTCCAATGCGACACCATCTTCGATTTCTACGTTTTCCCAACCAACGAAACACGCAAGTAACATTGAGATACGTCTGTTTAAATCGGCAACCCAATTGTCTTTTTTGTTTTTGCCTGATAACGATTCGATAAATAATTTATCACTTTTGAATTTGGCTTCTTTGAATCCTTTTGATTCCGCACCGCGTAACTCAAAAGTGGCTTGTTTACCGTTTGAAGCTAAGATTGGTGAACCATCTTCATCAATTAACAATAATTTACCTGTATTTTCGCCATCTTGAGATGCTTTGAATTTTAAAATGCCCATTTTTAATGCCCTTGTATTTGATTATTTAAAAGTCTGACGACCCTCAATTGAGAATCGTCAGTTTACATTAAAGACTAATTTTTATCAATTAGTCTTCAACGCTACCAGATTGAATTAACAATGTCGCTTTCGCGTTTACAAAGTTGTCAATTGAACCGCGAGTGGTTTTAATAGTTGATACTTGAACAATACCATACCATTCTTGACCAGATGAATTATGAGTAATTTTTACAACACGGTTTGCGTTGATGCTCAAATCTTCTTGTGCTGAGAATAACAAAATCTGACCTGCGTCAGAAGGAACACGCAAGAAATCAACTGACAATTCACCTTCATCAGAAGAACCTTTTGCTTTATATGTGCCAGCTTCGTTAAGTAATTTTGCTGAAATAGTAGCGGCAGTTAAACCTGTGTCGCCCATTGCAGTAATTTTACCTACTAATGCGCTAGAAACAGCATTAGCAACAGTAGTGATTGAGTGGCCAGTAATTGATGCGTCTAAAGCTCGTGCACCAGTAACAGTGAATGAGAAACCTGTTGTATAAGGGCTTGAACCTGTAGGGAACGCACCGCTTGTCAAAGTCAATTCAATGTTAACAGCCGACGTTGTTAAACCTTTTGATTCCCAAGTACCTGTAACACCACCAGTATATGTGAATGTACCTGTGTAATAACCGTCCGCTTGTTTAGCAGTTGTTACTGTGCTTACAACAGATAAAGTCCCTTGTGCTGAAGCAGCAGACTCAAATGCTTGATAAGCAGTCAAACGGTTTGCTTTTGCAGTAACAGGGTCAGTTAATGCTAATTGCAAAGCAGAATTAATTGCTGTTTGCAAAGTAGCCATTGCTGCAATTTCGCCAGCAGTTGAATTGTTAAAAACTGTCAACGTTGAGTTGGCAGAGCTGAATGGATTACTAATTGTCATTTTATTTCCTCATGAGGTTGGAAAAGTTTAAAGCAAAGGTATGGTTTTTCTAATAGACACAATCAATCCGAAACTCGCAAAACCTTCATCAGGAAAGTAAGTTGGTCTTAATTTTTTAATAGGTCTAAAAGCATCCAGTACATTTGGGTCATCAGGGATAAACCCTGTTACCCATTTTAGCACAGAATTAATTAATACACTTGCATTCGCTTCCGTCTGCAAATGGTCTGTATCGTTGTTTTCGCTTCGCAATATAACATGAATTTCATATTGCTGAGTATCAATAAGGAAATCATTAGAAAGCGATGGTGGCGAATAAATCGATTCAAATGGCACAATAACACAAGCAGGTAGTTTTTTAACAACTGCTTTATCGTCAGGTGAAAATGAAGAATTTGTCACTGTTACAAAAGCAGGAACATGGTCTGTTATTCTATCAATTAGATATTGTTGACAAGCGTAACTCATTTACGGTTCTCCAAGATCAGGAATCTTACCATCCCGAATGTATTGTTCAATTTTTTCATTATAGCGTATTTGGAATTCAATCCCAATATCATTGATAAAACTATCCGAGATAGACTGTGTTCTTTCTTGCGGTAATTTTTGTGTGATTAATTTCCACTTTTTAACTTGTCGAGCAATACCACGTTTGTTAGTTTTAGTCGTCATGCCGTTAAATTCACGTTTGACAATCTTTTTTGCACCTGATTTGAATTGTGCAATAAAACCTTTTTCATAGAAATATTCACCAGCTCTTGCACCATCTTCAGCTTCATTTTGACGTAATCGACCAACGAAGGTGTTATCTGATGACTCTTTAGCCACAATGGGATTATAGCCAAGCCAAATTCTACCGATAGTATTTGCACTTTTTTTACCGCGATTGGTTTTATTTCGGTAAAGCTTAAGCGTTTTATTTGGTGTGTGATAAGTATCAGTCAGTTTAGTATCAAGTTGCTTTTTTGCCCAAGTAAGCGTTGAATTTATTGATAACCTCTGAGCGTTATAAAGTGCGCGAGAATAACCTTGCGAAAATTTATCCCATTCTTTAGTTTCGTATTTGCTAGACATTAGGTTTCTTGAATTTGAATGATAACTTCACCTAAGATAGAAGGTGGAGGTATATCAAGCATAGTGTGTGCAAGACCATTGACGGTGATGAGTTGTCTTTTTTTAAGTTGAAGTCTATCAACTTCAGATTGCAATGTTTTGATGTAGGTCACTTGTGAATTAATGATAGTGTCCCCAAATTCGTCAAGACGTGGCTGTTGACCAAAAATAACTCTGAATTTTGCACCATCTTTATTTAGTGCATCTTCAGCATAGCCATTCGGCTTAAGCATTTGATACTTAAGTGTTGCTGCGTGTTGAAATGGAAGTGTCATTAGTGCCGTATTCCTGAAACATAATCATTTATAACATCCAATCGTTCATATCGAACAATATCAATATCCGATAATCGGGCTGTAATTTGAAAACCTTTACCCCAATTTGTTTTACGTCTTGGTTTTAAAAGCATCGCATCCATTTTGCGATTAATCATTTCACGTTGTTTTTCATTCATAAAACCTCCATAAATAAGGTGTGGCAGATATTAGGGCAAATACTTTTCGGGAATGACCCTAGCCACACTTTTGAATTATATCATAAAGATTTCAATAATCGTGGCATTCAAAAAAAGTGATTTGACCAATTAATTCGCCATACTTCAATTCAATCGGAAAAGTATTTGTCAAATTGGTTAATTCCAAAATCAGTTGCCCATGCCAGTTTGGTTTTAGAAGTATTGACGTAGAATGCTCAAGACCTCGTTGGGCATATTTACTGCGAAGCGTGAACATACCAAGAACGTTATTTGGCATTTTAAACGATTCAATCAATCTTGCTCGGATAAATTTGTGAGGATGAATATCAATACGTTTATCCCATGTTTCCCACATTGGTACACCATTTTCAGTTAATGCACTGGATGACCATTTATCGATACCAACATTTACGCCTGAATATTCAATATTTTCTTCAGGACAATCTGAAATAGATTTTACTAAATCATTTAATTTTTTACCTACAATCACTGACATTTTTTATCCTCTTTAACAACGGTTTGTGTAATTTCTTCAGATACGGTAAAAAGTATCTGGCGACATGAATTTATAATCGTGTGATACGAAGTTGTTTCATTAACAAAAACAAAATCATGATTTAAATCATTGAGTATTTTTATAGCTTTAAACAATTCCTTATTAACATTTATAAGAACGTTTATTTCATGTTCTGTCATCTCTCAATCCTTTTAAATAATCATTTGCTTTTACATACAAGTCATATTCTTCTGATTTTGAATACCCTCTCCAAACATATAAAACATCACTAAGCAGTTCAGCTAGTTCTTGAATAACGACATCTTGTTCATTGAGCTTAGTGACTGCATCAATGTAAATAGTTTCTTTATTCATTTTCTACTCCAATACCGTGTGCTTTTTCTATTGCTCTGACAAACTTAAAATATGGATTATTATCAATGTAACCATACTCGTTTAAAAATCCATAGGCGGAACAATCATCATCATCATTTTCAACATGGTCAAGAGCAAATCCTGCATTGTATCCAATTTTAAAAATTTCATCATCACTCAAAAGTTCACGTTTTGTTGGTGCTAGGTAGAGTGGCACATAATCTTTGAGGTTAGCATAATAACTATCGTCAGTAAGACCGCCTTCCCCTTTTGTTGACATCCACGCCACAGGCTCTTGCTCATCTAGGTCTAGTTCAGCTTGTATATCCCAGTACAAATCATAATGAGTTTCTTTTAATTCGCGCAGTGTATCTCGCACTCTTTTTAACAACTCTCTTTCTTTACTCATAAATCACCCACACTTTGAGCTGGCGCAGCATAAGCATACTTGACAATTATCCATAACAATCACCGCTTTTGTATTGCATTCATTACATAAAGTGGCATTAGCAGGATACCCAGTTTCTTCACTGCTCATCACTTCTTCACGCTTTGCTTTGATAAACTTTTCCATGTGTTCGTCCACCTTAACTTTAATAACACCAGTTGCTATTAAATGCTGTTCAATTACGCTACCAATCTCAGCCACTAGCGATGGCATATACACACCACCTTTTTTATAGTAACCACCCTTCGGATCAAATACGTTTTTGAGTTCTTCAACTAAAAACGTAGAGTCACCACCTTTGCGCCAAACAGCCGACACTAAGCGAGTTAATGCAAGTACCCATTGGAAATGCTCCATATTTTTGGAATTAATGAACATTTCATAAGGATGATATTGTTCATGCTCTGTACCTGCATTTAAAACCATATCATTGATGGTAATATACAAAGCGTGTTCTGATTGCGGAGTTTTAATTTTATACGTTGCGCCTGTTAGTATGTCAGGACGTTTGATTGCTTCATGGATGGTTTCAAGTTCAGGTTTTACTGCAATTTCTTCTTCAGTTTTATTTACAACTTGATAGCCAACAATTTTTTTATTAATAGTAAACATAAATTATTCTCAAAATTAGAAATAAAAAAACCCGCTGATACAGGTGGACGAGAACACAGTATCAGCAGGTCAGGACGAATCCTTTAGATTAAATACACCTCGTCCGTGCAAATCTAAAAAACTCAAACTTAGTGTAACATATTACAATTTAAGGTTCAATAAAAAGCCAGAGGGATAAGGCTGGCTTTTTAAAGAAAGGAGAATACTATGCAGGTCACACCTAAACGCTTTTTTTAGAGTGGTTCTCGATGCCCTCAGCATTTATTAAAAAGGATAAAACAAATGCATACGCTAACTGTTTTTTCATGTACACGCACCTGTTAGCTGGCGTGTTCGATGTGTAGACTATTCGTCACTGTCATCGCCACAGTCATAAAGATTAGAATATAAAAACGGAGTCCTAAGGAATTCTTTTGCCAATTTAAAATCTAAAGTTGAAGTAATTATTTCTGAAAAATCACGTTTACTAAAATCATGCAAATCAAATAAATCAGGTTTTACTTTTTTTTTAGTTTCATCCATATTGGCGTTAATAGATTTTGCGGTTTGCGTTATGATTTGTCAAGAGCTTTTAATTGCTCAAAAACAGAATCTTGTACACGTTCTTTATTGCGTAAAGCTTTTAGAATTAAATGGTCAATTGTCCCATCACCGAGAAGGTAATGCACAAAGACATTTTTACGTTGACCCTGACGATGTAAACGTGAATTTGCTTGCTCAAATAGTTCCCAAGAAAACGTCAAACCAAACCAAACAATCGTATTTCCACCTTTTTGTAAGTTAAGCCCGTGTCCAGCACTTTTGGCGTGGCAACATAAAAGCGGTACATCACCGTTATTCCACATTTTTATGGTCAAATCAGAATCCTTATCTAATGTTGCAACATATGCAAATCGTTTTTGTATTGCTTGAAGGTCTGCTTTAAAAGAATAGAAAATAAGGATTGGACTTTCTGTTTCTTCAATAATACTACTTAAAGCATCAAGTTTATTTTCATGCAAAACGTGAATATTCTTTTGCTCATCGTAAAGAAAACCGTTTGAAATTTGCTGGCATTTATTAACAAGGGTTGCAGCCGTTGGAGATTCAATATCAATGCTGTTTACTTCAACCAATAACTGGTTACGCATTTCTTTGTAAAGCTTTTTAGCAGGTGCAGATAGTTCAACCATTATTTCGTTTTCAATCATTGCGGGTACATCAAGATAATCATCAGCTTTCATGCTTAAACAAATATCTTCGATGCGAGCTGGGATTTCAATCAGCGCATTTGGCAAAGGGTCAAAACCATAAAATCGATTTGGAATAAACCATTTGTTGCGAAAAGCAGTGATGTTTTTACCAAGTCGTTTACCTTGGTCAAGCAAATAGACTTGTGACCATAAATCATGCACACCGTTGGCTGCTGGTGAGCCTGTCAGTATCAATGTGCGACTTAGTACAGGTAGCATTGCTTTTGCGGCTTTAAAACGTATCGATGATGAATTTTTAAATAGCGATGACTCGTCAAAAACAACAAAGTCGTATGGGAAATTATTCCGACAAGCTTCACGAACAAGCCAAGGTAAATTCTCAGCATTAATAGTATGAATTTGGCATTTATTAATTGCTTCTAAACGTTGCTTTGCATTACCAATAATTCGACTTACAGATAGATGCTGCAAATGCTCCCATTCTTTAACCTCATTATGCCAAACCGTATTGGCGACTCGAAGTGTTGAAATCACCAATACTTTTTTAATTTCACGTTGTTCAAATAAATGAGATATAGCTGTTAGCGTACTGACCGTTTTACCTAAACCGCATTGCTGAAATAATCCGCAATTATTGTTGTCTAAAATAAAATCTTTGCTTTTTGTTTGATACTTGTGCAAATCAGATAAGGCTAACATTAAATACTCAGTTCAAGTTGGGTTAAGAGAACATCAACAGCAGATAGGCTATCAATGACGTAAACATCAATATTAAAATTTCGTCTTCGCTCATGGTCGGCTAATTGTCCTGCATTGGGTGTTTTTCCAGTGGCTTTAAGCTCAACAAACACAACCTTGTTTGGTAGCGTTATCATCCTGTCGGGTTTGTTTCTACCTGACGGTGATGTGAATTTTTCACAAAGCCAATTACGTTTTTTACAGCTATCGACTAAATACTTTTCAATTTTACTCTCAAACATAATCAATTCCCGTCAATTTGCATAATTTGATTGCTTCAGCGATATAGTAGTCATAGTTTATATCGTCAGGCAAGGTATCTGGTAATTCCATTAATGGAAAGCATCCATCGGACTTAGCCACTTTATCACCTTTTGCATTAACTAAAAAATCACTACTTGTTGAACACTGATAGAATCGAACTGCTTTACCAATCAATTCACCACGAAAGTATGCACCAAGTTTTACGGTACGAATGCTTGTAAAGTTTCTGATGTCAGTATCATTTCGGATATAGTCTTCAATCCGAATACCTTTATTCACATAAGCAATTACGGCTTTGCTGACGATAAGCTCAGTTGGGTTTTTACTTAGTGTTGCATCACCATAAATACCTTTTGACTTTACTTTACCGTCAGGCTTAATGGCAAAATAATTATTTACATCACGACTATGAATGGATTTGTATTGTGTTTCTTCCATCCGAAAGCCTGTTTGCAATTCCCACCATTGCACAATCGTTTGGAATTCATCGTAAGCAGTGCGTTTTAATTTAACCACGATACCATCAGTATTGGCTGAAATAACAAGCATATCATTCATATTTAATTTTTCAATCAGCATTAAAAGTGCTAATTGACCTGTTATTGTCACTTGGATAAGCAGTTCTGGCGAATATAAAGTGCTGTATTTACTTCCAAATTTGCCAAACGAAGAATTTAACACGATTTTTTTAACTTCAGATTCGACAATGTGCCGTTTCATTTCTATTTGTAAATCAGTAGTATCAATAGTTAACTTGCCAATAGTTTTAGCAATAGAAGATGCTTTTCCTTTTGCTGCCAATCTTTCAATAATTATTTTGGAATACAGATTTAAAAAATCTTTACCAAATGATTTTGGAAACAAACCTAATTGCTCAATAATTGATGGATAGTAGCTGCCGACATCCGCATCACACAGCATATACTCATCATCAGAATATTCACTTTGCGCTTTTTCACACGAATGCAAACCCCCAATTCCAAATTGATAAAATCGATTTACTACATCAATATTCTGATGCAAAAAATTAAATGAAATTCTATCTTCCGAAAGCCATTCTGGAAGTTTAACCCCACCTTTTTCACTAAGACCAAATTCTTCTTCCAATATTGTTTCAAACAATGAATTCAAATAATTAGATTGAAAAGACAATATTTGTGGATTTTGATATTTAAATTTAAAATCATCAGGGTAAGGTGTTGGCTTATATTGCTTGCCCGTTATTGCTGAAACCTCAGATTTAATAACTGCTTCAGCAATTTGCGCATCACTTTTACTTCTAACATCGATTCCATATTGCGCGGTAATTTCTTCACGCAAGTCAATTCTTTGACGGATTTCATTGAATATCAATCGTGTATTATCAACGTCATTTTCACAGTATTGACGTAAATTACTAATATCAGTTTCTTTAATTATTGCACTAGGTTCAATTGGCAAGTCTTGCATTTTTTTACAATGTAAACGTCCAGCATAAATCTTTAATGAAGATTGACCAATGGGGATATTGATAATATCAATATGGTCACATGGCAGGTTATGATACTTTCGAGCTTGGTTAACAATGATGTCATCACTTAAGGCTTTTAGCTGTTCGTTAGTAAACCCATTTAAAAAGGCTTCTATCATAGGCATATCGTAAGACAAACCGTTGAATGATACAAATGTTCGCGTTTTTGATTTGAGTGCTTTAGCAAGCATTATGGTATCAGGACGCTTATTGTTAAACATTTCCCAATAATACACTTTACCTTCTTCATTTTTAACAAATACAAGAAAGTAATTTTTGTAGCATTCAGTGTCGATAAAGACTAGGTTTTGCATAGCATATCCCATTAAAAAAGCCGAAACGAGAATTCCCGTTTCGGCTAATACGCATTAGTTATTTAAAAAGGAAAATCTTCATCTTCAATATCAGATGACGCTTCCACTTCAAAATCATCAATGCTAACAGGTGCTGCGCCAAAACGTTCACCTTCACGGACAAATTGGATTGCTTGTAAATTGACGTTTACTTTTTTACCAAACGCATTATCTTGCACCCAAAAATCAATCTTGGCGTTAACGTAATCGCCTGAAAAAATGATTTCGTCTTCTTCTACAATGTTTTGTTTTTTCTTATTAATAATAACAGGCTTACGAGTTGAAGCTGCTTTAAGATACATTTGGTTTTCATAACCATCGTAATCCTGAGTATCACCATCTTTTAATGGCAATACAATTGACTTTGGAACTTTACCTTCTCCAAATTTCTCAATTGCAGCTTGGCGTGAAGCCGCTTTTAACATTTCAATAGCTTCTTTATGTTCGGTTTTATCTAGCAATAGTGTTGCTGCATATTTACCAACAGTCACGCTACCATCGGTTTGCTTAAAAGTTTCTTTTTTAAACAAATGTGCAAAACTTAAACGAACATTTTTTAAAATAATTGGGTCAGACATTTTTAATTCCTTATCGATTTAGTAATTTAGCAATTTAGTAAGTTAGCAATTTAGTAAGCAAAGCATTTTGCTTTGCTTGATACATTAAAGTTTTTCTTCAATGTTTTTTACTGTTTCAACAGCATCAACAACATTTTCAATTGCACCAATGATATCTCCTTCTGAAATATCAGTAACGGCATCTACAACGTCATCAGTAACTTTTTCAACAGCTTCAACAATATTATCAAAAATACTCATTATAATTTCCTCTAAATTTAAAATTAAGGTTAGTTCCGTTTTGGAACATACCACTAAAATTGATAGTGCTGTCTTTCCAGCAGTCAGTTATTTTTTGTGCATTAAGGCTTTCCGCATAACTACATTTGCCACTTTTAAATAGTAGTGCTTCTATTAAGATTAAAAACTTAAAGAGCTTGTGTAAACTGGTTTTGCATCGACCAGCTAATCTGTTGAAGCTAGTGTATTATATTACACTAGCTAAAGTCAATAATTTTATTCTAGTGTGTCAAAATCATCTAACGATGTGGTTAACGCTGGGCGTTTATCATCAGCAGGGACGATTTGAGCCTTTCCTGATATGCTTATGTAATAATCTTTAAGCTCCTTTTTACCGTCTTTATCAAGAAGCTTTTCGCATTGAGCAACACTAATCGTTTCAAAGGTGACAACTTGCTCAGGGTCTAAATCAAAGTCATCAACAAGCAATTTAACAATATCTTCATCCGAGAATTTCCACTTTCTTGAATTTCGACCTGCTACTAATTTGAATCCTTTCAGCTCGTCAGTTTGCACCAGATTTTGAGCCGCTTCTTCAACTGCTTTTATCCAAGATTTAAGCAACGGCAATTTATCATAAATAACTGAAATGTCTTTTGCAGTAAGCATTGGCACTTCCACGGGTTCAATCTGCGTAAGGTCACTGAAATCAACTGACATTGTTTGCAGACTTACTTTCGCCAATTCCTCGCAATATGACTTTGCGCTACACCACTGGCAGGCTTCTTCGCTTGCTGAAAATGGCGCATTGGGAAGTAAGGTCAGATTAGCGCGATGCGTGGCATATTCGCCAAATTCAAGTAATTGTCCAATCGATATTTCCCAACTGCTGATATTGTTTATGCGGGGTTGCACAATATGCATTTTTACTTTTTGAATGTCATATTTTTTGTTAAATTTCTCATAAGCACCCAAGGCGTATAGCTGCAATTGCGTATTATTCTCAGCATATACCTCAATACCTCTACCGTATTTTAAGTCAACAACGTGAATGCAATTATCATCTTTATCGCAAATTATTGCATCAGATGTGCCAAATCCACCTTGCACCCAACGTGAATAATCCACTTTTATCTCAACATGAAGTGTGCCGTAAATATCTTCTAAAATCTCATCAATATAATCAAGATACGTTTGCACATTAATTAGCATTTCTTTATCAGGCAAATAGCCACTAAACACGGTACGCTTAAACGCTTCAGGTGGCATACCTGTTGTTAGACAGGTTGAAGCGAGGTCGTGTGCGGCTGTGCCTTCAGCGGCAAATGACGATGACTCATCAACAGTTTCTGGCATTAAGGCAATCGCTTTAACGCTGGCAGGGCAATTCATCCATCTTTCGGATGCGGACGGTGACAATTTTGCGTGACTCATTCTTCGTTATCCCAAATTATATAAGCAAAAATAAACATCGCTACGGTATTGATAAACGACATATAAAGTACAATTTCAATTAACGTTCCCATCGTTTACCATTATTTGTTAAAAGATAGTTCTGAAGTAAGAACAACAGTATCATTAACAAATAGCCAAGATTGGTTTCGTCAAGATATTTAATAAAAGCAATTATTGATTCCATGTTTCACCCATTAAGATAAGTTGCAATGTGCAGTTTTGAAAATCGTTAAGTTTATGAAGCGACTTAACATTAAAGCGTTCTTCGATTATATCCGTAACAGCTTCACCTGTTTTCTTATAATACTTGATTGCCATAATCGATAAGGCATCAACGCTTAACGGTTCAATATTAAAATTTTGAATTTTAATATCAACACTTTCTTCTGATTTAATGTTTTCTACCTCATTTTCTTCTGATTCAATGTCAACGATTGGGTCAAGCAAACATTCTTGATCAGCAGCCGCAGCAATTTCTAACGCTTCTTCTTTTTCAACTTGAGCGATGCACTGCTCATGCGTTGTTTCATCAGAAGCAATGTCTTCTTTTGCTTGGTCTTTAAGAAATTCATCATAAATTTTTTCTTCAATGGCAAGGTCTGCATCAGTCATAAATTCTTCTATGCCTGTATGAGGATTAAATACCCACGTTCTTTTTTCATCAATTATTTTTATGGCATTTTCATGTGTACCGTCTTTGGTAAGCTCATGACATTGCCATTCCAATGCTTTAAATGTGTCTTCTTTTGCTTGAATTATCTGACGAAGTTCAGCCAATTCAATTTGAACAAGCGTCATTTTAAGTTTCAAATCATTGATACTCATAAATACTCCTTTATGTTTTAGTTTGTGTTGTGTATTATAATACACAGAATTACATAACCGCAAAGGAATAATAACAAATGAATGAACTATTAAACGATTTAAAAAACAAACTTCAACCGTATAGCGGCATAGATGTCAGGAAATTAGCAAAGAAATGCAACGTTAGCTATAAAACGTTGTACATGATAAAGGGCGGTCATAAGAACAATATCACTCTTGTGACATATCAGAAAATAACAAAAGGTTTGGAAAATGACAATAAGTAAATGCTTTGATGGCTTATCAAATAACGGCTATTTGATTACACCATGTGACGGGAAAGCTCCAATACTTAAGGCTTGGCAGTCTAAAACCGAAAATGGGGAAAGTTGGAAAACAAGATATGCAGATAATAATGTAGGTATTCTGCTTGGTAGCAATTTAGCGGCTGTTGACATCGATGTGTCTGACCAGTTAGTCAATGACCTAATTGTCGGCATGGCTTCAGGTTTTCTTGGTGAAGCACCACTGCGTTTTGGCAATAAGCCTAAATGCCTTTTCCTATATAAGGTGGATGCAGCAATTTTAAAAATGTTTTTGCAGTTTGACTACGAAGGCACAAAACAAAAGATTGAAATCCTAGGTGACGGTCAGCAGTTCATCGGGTTTGGAATTCACCCCGATACCAAATTACCCTATGAGTGGTTAAACGATGTTTCACCTTTAACAACAAGCGTCAATGATTTGACGGTCATATCAAAATCGACTTTAGTTTCTTTTTTGAAAGTTGTTCAAAAAAACTTAGAGGAATTAGGCGCAACAAACTTCAAATCAAACTTCCGAGAAGATAAAAAGGATGAAGGATTCTTTTCCGAAGACGAGGATATGTTTGACGACATTGTTGCAGAACTATCTGATGAAGAAATTGAAGAATACCGTCAGAAATTAAATGAGATTGACCCTGACTGCGAGTATGACGAGTGGATTAAACATGGCATGGCATTACACAGTCTTAACTGTGACAAACTTTTCTTCGTTTGGGAAGAATGGTCGCAGAAAGGTTCAAAATATGAAAAAGGTGTTTGCAAAAAGCACTGGAAAACATTCAGCAGTAAAGGAAATGGAAATGCAGTCACCATTGCCAGTTTAGAGTTTGCTTCCAAGAAAATAAGAAGCGGTAAGATTGAAAAAACACTTCTTGAAAAAATCGATGATGCGGATGTGCAATATTTAAAGGAAGGCTTGGCGGATGAAATTAAGAAAACGTCTGATTTGTCTGAATTTGCTTTTGAAGAAGTTTGTGTGGAGTGGAAAAAGCGTTACACCAAATTGACAGGTCGTGCTATTGCCATAAACATTGTGCGCGATATGCTTAAGCCATTTGAGAATGTATCGGAAGTAACCAAACCAAATTGGGCAAAAGGATGGGTATGGGTAAATGAAGATTCTGTTCATTTTAATTTAGCTTCATCAAAGACATTAACACTCCAAAACTTTGACCTGAATTTCTGGCATTACATCGAAGAAGACGATAGTGGGCATAAAATGCAACCGACAGCTTTTCTTTCAAAATTCGGAAACCTGACAATTAAAGACCGAATAATGTATATGCCGCAGCTTGGTCGTGAGTTCCAAATTGGTAGCGAAGAATGCGTAAATTCGTTTTCTAAGAAGTCACTTCCACCTGTTGCCGAGAATTATACTGAGGATGGTTTGATTACTATTAAGATGGTAGAAGACCACATCAGGCATTTATGCTCTCAGCGTGAAGAAGTCATCAAGGCTTTAATGGATTGGATGGCGTACACCATACAGAATATGGGCAAAAAGATTAACTTTGCACCACTAATCCAAGGAATTGAAGGTGATGGGAAGTCCATGCTGACGACAATTATGGCGTGTTCACTTGGGCATGAAAACATTTTCTCAGCGCAACCTACCATCTTCCACGATAACTTTAATGGCTTTGCTGAGGGTTCGTGTTTGGTTGCTATTGAAGAACTACGCATGGTTGGGCATAACCGCTATGACGTGCTTGACCGAGTTAAGCCGCTTATCACCAATGATAACATCAGTATTAGAAAGCCTTATAAAGGGCATTATATGATTCCAAACGTCACTAATTATATTGCGTTTACCAATTATAAGGATGCTTTACCGTTAAGCGATACCGATAGACGTTGGCTTATTATTTTTACCGAGTGGGCAAATGCACAGGATATGAAAGAAATAATTGGCGTTGATGACCTTGCTAAATATTTTTACGAAATCCATAAAAGAATAGAAATCCACGCACCACAAATTAATAAGTTTTTTAGAGAATACCCAATATCTGAAGATTTTAACCCTAAAGCACCAGCACCAATGACTCATGAAAAAGAAGTCATGGCTAAAATGTCACGTTCAGAATTTTCTGAATTTGTGAACGATTTAATCTTACAAGGAGGTATCGGTTTTGATAAAAAAGTGGTATCAACAAGGATGCTAAAAAATGCCATTTCGGCTAACTCATTTGATGAAAATTTTGAGTATGGTGACAAACAAATTACCTCAATTTTGATGGCAATGGGTTACAGTAAATTTACAAAAATGGTTCGTTGGCAGAACAATCGTCATCATGTTTGGGTAAAAAAGAACTCAAATATTTCAATTGAAGCAGTAAAAGATTTACTTGATGCAACATCAAAAAATGAAAACGTAGACGATTTTTAGAAAAACTCCAATAAATTTTCACCTCTAAAAAAAGTGTCACAGATAGTGTCACACTAGTGTGACGTGTGACACTTTTCTAATTTTACCTAGAAAACACCACGTTTTGGTCTATCTGTGACGCTTTTTTGTCACAGATAAACTTTATCTGTGACACCCCTCTATCCCTTTATCTATTTACCTTTCTTTCTACCTTTGTCACACTGTCATAGATAAATAAGAAAAAGTAGTATAAATAGAAAAAAAAGAAGAAATAGAAATATATAAAAACATATAAAAATACACATCACATCACATCACATATAAAAGGTTTTTCTCATTTGCTGTGTGACGCGTGACAAAATTTACTGAAAGCCGCACCAGCATTGGGCTAGAGGGGTGTCATAGGTCGTTTTTAGCTATGACACACATGAATATTGGCTTTTTTGTGTATTTTTGGTAAAATTCATTTGCCGTCATAATCACTTTTTGGCGATTTATCAATCTGGCGGCATTTTATTTTTTTAACCTGACGAGTAAAAACCATGATTCAAAAATACCCAGTTTGCATTTCCGCATTACTGCTTTTGAGTTCTACAAACGCAATGGCAGATTTCGATTTACGTCACAACAAACAAATTCGCTGTCTTCAAGAAAACATCTACCACGAAAGTCGAGGAGAGCCATTATCTGCGCGTAAAGCGGTTGCAGAGGTCACTTTACGAAGAAGTAATACCAAAGGCTACCCTAAAGACGTTTGTGGCGTGGTGAGCCAATACAAGCAATTTTCTTGGGTAAAGAAAAAACATCCAGTGAACGACAAACGCGCATGGCGTTTAGCCAGAATTGCAGCAATCGAAGTCTACCGAGGATTTACAAATCCCGTCACCAAACACGCAATATATTTTAATCACGTCAGCTACGGTAAACGCTACCCAACACCCACAAAGCCAATAATCATTGGACGTTTGGAGTTTTACTAATGAAAAAATTATTGATATTATTCATTTTGCCATTTTGTCTTGATGCCCATGGTTCAATAACGCAAACTAAAATTTGTAAAACTGACATGGTTGCTTACAAAAAAGCAATTGAGTCATACCCTGTTGTCAATCTTTTGCAACGATTGCCAAGTTTGAAAAAATTTACAATTTGCAAAGATATTAAAAAACCTGTTGTTAAAAAAACTATTTCTAAAAAATCCGTAAAAAATAAGGGCAAATTATGAGTTTAGAATCTGTTTACATAAAAATATTACGCGATGGCGTAAGCATTCCTCAACGCGCTACTGACGGTAGTGCTGGCTATGACATTGAAGCAGAGATTGACAAGCCTATTACCCTGCTTTGCGGTGAACGTAAGCTAATCCCAACAGGCTTTGCGATTAGAATCCCAAGTATTAATTACGCAATCAAATTGCTTCCAAGGTCAGGCTTAGGTCATAAAAATGGCATTGTCCTTGGTAATCTAGTCGGCTTAATTGACAGTGATTTTTCTAACGAAATTATGGTATCGCTTTGGAACAGTGGTAATGAGCCTTTCACAATAAATCCGTATGCTGTTATTGCTCAAATGATTTTCATACCTGTTGAACATCCTGAGTTTATCCAAGTTGAAGAATTTGATTTACCAACGCAAAGAACGGGTGGATTCGGAAGTACGACCAAATAATATTATTTTCAATTGCATGGAGCAGTAATGGATTTTAATAAAAAGATTTCTCGTAAAGAGAAAAGAGCGTCAAAGTTTCAACAGCAAGAGCCACAAAATTTTGGTGCAAGAAAAGCAAAACAAATCGTTGCTTTAAATAAAATCCAGCAGCAGTATTTAAACACCATTCGCGCAAACGTTATTACGTTTGCTGTTGGAATTTCTGGGTCTGGAAAAACATATATTGCCGCATCGTATGCTGCCCAAATGCTAGAAGAAGGTCACATTGACACCATTGTCATGACTCGACCAAATGTTGAAGCAGGTCGGGGTTTTGGTTTTTTAAAAGGTGACCTTCAAGAAAAGTTTGCACCATACATTGAACCATTACTCGATGTGCTTAACGAAAGATTGGGAAAATCACATACTGAATATTTGGTCAAACGCGGTGCAATCCAGTTTAAGCCGTTAGAATTTTTACGCGGTAAGACTTTTTCAAATTGTCTTTACATTTTGGATGAAGCTCAAAACACGACTCCATCGCAAATGAAACTTTTCCTTTCGCGTGTAGGTGAAGATACGAAAGTCATAATTGACGGTGACATTGAGCAAAAAGACATTAACGGTATTTGCGGTTTAGAAGATGCTGTTAACCGATTACGCAATATTGATAACATTGGAATTGTTGAATTTACAGTTGATGATGTTGTGAGATCGGGCATTTGTAAAGAAATTTTATTGGCATATCGTAATTAACTATAGGGCAAAAATAATGAGCAACGTAAATCATCCAGACCATTACAACCAAGGCGGAATTGAATGTATTGATGTAATTGAATCTGCTGTTCAAAACCTATCAGGCTATGAAGGCTATTTGATTGGAAATGCAATTAAATATTTATGGCGACATAAACAAAAAGGTGGTGTTGAATCACTTGAAAAAGCCATTTGGCATATTGAAAAACAAATTGAATATCTTGTTGAAACTGAAACTGATGATTACGATTTTGATTTTAGCATTGATTACGATGATGAGGATGACAATCAAGTTGATGTTTCAATTGTTTCAGATAAAAGCATTCACGACATTATTGAAATTTTAGCTGAAGCTTTGCGTGACCCAAAATGCAAGTAGATATTCGACATGAATTCGGTTATGACTTTGCGCTATTAGGAATGTCACGCAGTTATTATGATGAAGCAGATGATGAACAACTCTGGTGGGAAACACAGCAAGCTAAAGCAGAAAAACGAGCAAAGCTATTGTGCGTAAAAACGCCTGAGCATTCCAAGTTTTTGCGTGTCATTGATATCAAGTTGACCATCAGAGCAACACGGGCATTTTGGCAGGAATACGCTACTTACAAAATTGGAAGCACAGAACTTTCTGCAAGCACTATGCACAAGCTTGATAAGCGTGAGCCTACTTACAATGATTTCTCAATAACTACACCAAAGATTGTTGTTGATATTTTTAAAGTGATTTGGCTTAAATACAAAAATGGCGATATGTCCTTCATGGAATTAAAAGATTCTCTGCCCGAAGGCTATCTGCAAACGCGCGATGTTTCCATTAATTACGCTACGCTCCGTAATATTATTTCACAGCGTAAAGACCATCGGTATTTATACTGGCGAGATATGATTTCTCAAATTATGCAACAGATTGAACATCCTGAATTACTTGAGGATTTGCTACAATGATAGCTACGTTTGAATTTACGATAGGGTTGAAAATGCTTTGGTCAGATATTAAATTTCCACCAATCAATCTTTATAGTTTTCCAATTCAAGAAGAATTTATTCGCAGAAATGCGCAACGTGCAGTAAATTGTATTTCGTCAAAAACTAAACGCCAAATCGCTTTAAGCAATATTGGTAAATTTTATAAATCGCGTTCCAAGAATTAATGTATCAACTGCCATGAGATTTTTTGCAAAAATTTTCAATCGATTTTTTACCAAACATGAATGTAAGATTTTTGTACCACATCCTGTAATCGGTTGCGTTGAATGTGTTGAATGCGGAACAATTGAATTCGTAATAGGAAAAATAAATTATGGCTCAAAAACATCTTGATACACTTAAAATCCATGAAGGCTTTTCTGCTGTGCCGTATAAATGCACTGCTGATAAAAACACGATTGGCTATGGCTACAACATGGATGCAAATCCACTAAAGGTAAACGTTCAACGCTTAAAGCAGAATGGTATTACTAAGGAAGCAGCAGAACGTTTATTAATGCTTCTCTGTGAAAAAATCAAAGCAGAATTGGAAACACATTTCTCTTGGTTTGAAGCACTCGATGAAGACCGCCAATGGGTATTGATTAATATGGCGTATAACATGGGCACAGGTGGTCTTTATAAATTCAAAAATATGCTGACTGCTGTCGGTAAAGGTGAATATGATAAAGCGGCTGCTGAAATGAAGAATTCTAAATGGTATAGTCAAGTTGGAAACAGATCGGCTTATTTGAAAACTGTGATGGAAACAGCAAACGCTTAGATGCTGAACTTAAAATAACTTTATTTTGATAGGGCATTTATTGCCCTATTTTTTTATCTGCCATTTTATTGACACTTGGCATATAGTATAGATTTACCTGAAATTATCCATTAGGCGTGACGGCAACGGAGCATTTCTTGTGTCATCCTAAAAGTAATTGTGTATCAAAGGCTTAGAAAAACTCCGTAACCACTGAAATCGCGGGGTGCTTCCCCCCCGCGCTGCTTCACGATTTCCCAGAGTCCCTGCAATGTTATAACATAGCTTTTATAACCTATTGATTTTATTGATAATTTTACCGTTAAAATTCATTTTGATGCTGGATAGCCTTAAGCGTTGATGCTGGATAGCCTTAAGCGTTGATGCTGGATAGCCTTAAGCGTTGATGCTGGATAGCCTTAAGCGTTGATGCTGGATAGCCTTAAGCGTTGATGCTGGAT